GGAGTCTCATTAAATACAGATTTTTTTGCAATAAAAAACTTACCATCTGATGGGTCAATTCCAGCGAATATAGCAGGAGCACCGTCCCATTTAACTGTCATGTTTACTTTAGAATCTGAGTTTCCAGACAACATGTCTCTTAAAGATAAAAGAAATCGAACAGCAGCACGACCACCATCGACCCCAAAGTTTAAAATTTCATCCTCAAGGTGTTCTAGGTGTAAATTTTTTCCACCCTTTGATTCATTAAGATATTTTGTAAATGATTTCATTAGTAAAGTTTCCCGAATGGCCCAAATATTTTCCCCTTCTTCTGGGCAAGATATGTTAAAGTTGTTAGTAAATCATCTCTTTTTTCGTCATTTGTAATAGAGACAATTTCACACACCAAATGCAGCTGCATCAATTTACTATGAGCATAATCTGGTCTGGATGTATTAAATACCGATACCACATTCTTTTGAAACTGGTTTTCGGTTATTCCTGTATATTGTTTTACTTTATTGAATTTATACAAGAATCTATTATAATCATTCATAAATTCTTGTTCGGATGTAGGATAGTTTTTGTTATCGTTATCCCAAGTAAGGCCTTCATCTGTAAAAATTTTTCTGGCCATATCTAAAGGAACTTTACCAAGTCTTGCAGAAGTCGCACCCAAGTCTGTCCCTTCAATTTTTAAATTATTAAACCCAGCACTATTTTGTCTGATTTGAAATTTAATTTTTCCCTTTTTACCTTCTACAACAATTTTGGTATCTGAGTTAATAAACTCTCCATTACCTTTTGTTTTTAAATTTATATCAATATCAGAAAGTTTAAAATTATATTCTTTATCATCGAAAATATCCATATTTTCTAGATTCACAAGTTCCCATTTTGCAGTTCTCCCAGACATTTTCTTTAGAGAAATTCCAACGATTCTTCTCTCATGAAACATATCTCTAAGAATAGCATTAAATTCTTCTAATGAAGTTACATCGTCTAATACCTTTTCTTTCAAGGTATTTTTTACTTTATTAAGGTCAGATACTAGCCATATATCTGCAGGATTCCAAGTATCCTTTTTTGCAATACCATATTTTTGTTTGCAAATACTAGTAATATAATCCATAAACCCACCATCTCTGGAGTAGTGTCCATATCTGGTGTTTCCGACTTCTCTATATGTGGTGAGTTGTTGCTGGAAGAATGTGTTTTCCCATTCTTCATTCATTGCAGGATATATCGTTTTCAAATCATTGCGATATAATTTCATAAAGGCGCCTTGATTAGTATACCCATTATTTTCAATACTTTTTTGTATTGCAAAAAGAGAGGCGAGTTCTTGCATCTGGGTAGTCTTCCCATCAGAACCGCCTCCCATTCCACTAAAGGGCGCTTTATCTATTTGTGTCCACTTGTATCCATTAAAAATGGGAAGGTACTGGCCACCTTTTGTTAAAGAACCTGTAACTCTAGGTTGTGATTTGTCCTTCACTGCCCCAAGAAACTTTTTCACTTCTGGAGTCAATTGAACTACGGCCTTTGATCTATCCGCAAACTTTAGTTCTTTTTTACCATTAATAACATCTGCAACCATATTCAAATATGGTTTTTCAAACTTTGCTTCTTTTGATCCAAGGTTTGCCAATGGAATTCCCTTTTTATTAAGTTAATACCATTATTTATAATTTTACATATAATGGAGATATGTGCCGACAACATACTTATCATCAGACTTTGCGGGCATACATTGATGTGGGTGTGTCCAGAAAGGCGGCCAGATTGCAAGTCTTCCCTTAACTGGATTCACACTTAGATTATAATCTGGGAAAACGGTCTCCCCACCCTCTTCGACATCATTCAAATAAAAGAAACATGCAACAAATCTTTTTGCAGATAAGTGGTCTCCAACATCTGAATGATATTTAAAATCATCAGCAGAACCCTTAGTATATTTTTTCATTTTAATTTCTTCGTTGACACACTGGCCAGGAAAAAACATAATGTTATTATGTCTGCGATACATTTCAGTATACTCAGAAATAATAGTTAAAAGTTTCATAGAAAATTCTTCAAACTCTGGGAACTTTTCAGATAGTTCTGGGTCAAAGAAATTTACTTCGGTATATGTTCTCGCTTCGGTATTTACTTTTCTGTGATGTTCGTTTGCATCTTCAAACAATTCAATCATCTTAGTACAATCTTCATCAGATAAAACATTATCCCAAACAGAAATAAATGCCCGTTGTCCATCTGGTGGTCGTATATCAAAATTATCTTCATCTACTTCAAAATGAACTGTTGTTTCTGCAGTAGTTGCAGTATTTGCTTCTTGTGTCATATTTTTATCTCCACACTTCCAATTTTTTTCTTTCCTTCGTTTTGAAAATTCTTATAGGACGATGTACTCACCTCTTCTACGATATCATCTTGTGCAGAATTTTCTGCATCGTAAAGTCTCATCTTTGGCCTATCGATTCCAACAACAAAGCGTTTATGATTATTAATGTCATTATATCTATTCTTCAATTGTTTAACCAGAATCTGATTCATGTCTTCCAACTCTTCAGTAGATATCAACGCAAACATCAAGTCTGCAGTCGCAGGAAGTCCAAATGACTCTGAAGTATCTGTTAAGTCAACATCTGTATTTGAGTAACCAGAACGAGTGGTCTGTGTCGCACTGATGATAGGTACATCATTCTCAACAGCAAGTCCTCTCAGTTCTTCTGCAATTGATTTTACAAGAGTATAAGAGTTTATACCAGCACCATATCGAATTCTTGCAGAACTACAAATATTCAAATAATCAATGAATATAACATCTGGCGTAAAGTTCTTTTTCAGATGCAATTCATTCAACAAATGTCTAAAGTGATTTGCATTTGCAACTGCAGTTGGATACTCTTTAATAATCAACTTACCAGTGGTTTTGTTTTTAATCTTTTCTATTTTCTTCTCAAATGAAGATTTCGAAGTACTTGCAACATCCGCAATAGAAATGTTAAGTAAGTTAGCATCAATTCTTTCTGCAATTTTTTCTTCAGACATTTCTAATGTAATGTATAAAACATTTTTCCCCATCATATAATGGTTTGCTGCAAGATCGCACATAAACAAAGATTTACCAACACCTGTACCAGCAAGAGCAACATTTAATGTTTTGTTCGATAGTCCACCTTTGGTAATTTCGTTGAATAATTCCAAGTGAAAAGGTATCTTTTCTTCTACTCTATTATAAAACTCAAATCTAGTTTCAAAATCATCAACAAAATCATGTCCAATATGTGTATCAAATGATACAGCAAGTGCATCCTGTAGTAGTTTTGGTAAATCACCCTTCTGATCTTCATGGTCATTCAATATACTGATAGATTTCATAACTGCATTATATAATGCACGCTCTTGACACCACTTTTCAGTATGATCTACTTGCCAGTCAGTTTCTTTCTCATCAGTTTCTTTTAATGACTCAATAAGAGCATGTGACTCTTTAAAATTATTTTCACTCAAACTAACATCATCTAATGATATCATTAAAGAATCTTTGGTTGGGGTAGTATTGTATTTTTCAACATGACTACGAATCAACTCAAATATAACTTTATTTGGTTCACTAGTAAAATAATCTTTTTCTAGGTATGGCAATGTTCTTCGCACATAATCTTCATTAGAATATAATGCACTTAGAATTATACTTTCACTTAATTCCATTCAATTTATCCGCTTCATCATAAAGTTTTTTTGCTTCAGACTCTAAGGTCTTCGCTCTATTATGTAGTTCTATAATCTTTTCTTCTTTAGTTAAAGTTTTTTTTTGATCGATCAAAGTAATTGTTTCTGGTTCTTTATCTTCAGTACCATAAACTTCTTTCCACTTATCTGCAGGACATCTTAGATTTGCAATCTTTGCTTTTGCAGGCATAAAACATCCACACTTTTTACATACGAGTGCCAAACCTTGAAAGTGTTCACACCCTCTACAAGTATTAAGTCTTTGTTTATATACATGTTTAGAAGCAAAGATTTTCATCTAATTACCAACTCTATATTTCTTTTTCAAGAAGTCATTGAATTTAGAATCCACCAATAAGTCTTTCCAAAACTCAGGGGTATGGGTTTCTTTTTCACGAAACTTCTTATCATCAACCTCACCAGTTTCTGGATCAACCATTTGATACCATCCACCAGATCTAGATATTACACCATAATCTAGTGCCATGTCAAGAAGACCTGATGTTTTATCTACACCATTATCCCAAGATACCGAAATTGGAATTTTAGATTTTTCTTTAACAAACCTAGACTTCTCCACATTGATTACAAAGTGATAACCTTGAATTTCTGCACCAACTTTATCTTGTTGTCTACCTACAATCCAAATAGTATCTGCACTATAATACATTCCAGTACCACCAGAAACTACCTTTGTTGGATACAGTCCTTGAGAATCGTATGTATGATTAATTGCAACCATTGGAATATCTTTCATTGTTAGATGCGGTGTTACCATTCTAAACAAAGACTTGAATTGTTTTGCTCTTGTCATATCGGCGGCAGACTTTTGATTCTCTGCATCCTCTACTTCTTTTTTGGATGCAAGGTTTCCCACAGAATCGACCATGATAAAAAGTTTGTCTTCTGTTTCGATTTCTTTTAATTGCGAAACTATATCAAATTTTAATTCTTCCAAATCAGTAACTGGAATATGTACAACTCTTGATGTATCGATATCGAACACATCAAAATAATTTTGCGGTGTACCAAATTCACTATCATAAAAAAGTGCAACACCTTCTGGATACTTGTCAAGATATGCCTTCATCATAATCAAACCAAATGCAGTCTTGAAGTGTTTACTAGGGCCTGCAATCATAGTCAACCCAGATGTATATCCTTTATCCAACGAACCAGAAAATGCAACATTCACTGCAGGAATGTTTGTAGGAATATTATCCTTTTCGTGTAGAAATGGAGATTCGGAAAGAGTATTAACTCTTCCGTCTTTGAAAGAAGTATTCTTTCTCAATTTACTCATTAGTCCAGACATATTATTCTCCTATTAAAAAAAATCGTCTATTGTGAATATTTTTTCAACCTTCCATCCAATAGCATCAGTGATGGTTTTAATTGGATCAAGGAAGGCCTTTTCGAATTGTTTTGTATAGTCAATGTAATCATTTAATCCAAACTCATTTGGAATAACTGATGCCATCGCAATGGTATTATTGCCAATTGGATTTGGTTCTTTAAGGTAAACAAACTTAATCTTTTCACCTTCTTGAATTAGTGGGTATGTCATCTGAAGTTTGTGTTTCTTAACCAAATTATTGAAATGAATGACACCCTTTACATGGATGGGCGTTCCCTTCTTGTATAGTTCTGCAGAATCGAAATACTTTCGTAATCCGTTGACACTTCTAGGAAATGCAACCTCATCTACAGGAAAGGTTTTAAAGTCTTCTCTAAAAGTGTCGATAAACTGAATAAGTTCATCGTTATCACCACCCATAATAACCTTAAAGGATTCTTTCAATTTATCCCGACATGCTGCTGGGGTAGATGATCGAACCGCCTCAATGCCCATAATTTTTAGGTCTGGTTCTTTATATCGAACTCCCTCACTGTCATGGACATTTAGAATATATCTTTTCTTCGCAGTCCACAATCCTTTTGATGCAATAACTTCTCTTTTCATGAACATCTTCTGTTCATATGCATTCATATACGAAGCAAGTTCTTGATAACTACGATCAATAAAAGGTTCGAATTTCTCTTGAGCGACTCTATCAAGGAAGTTAACCACTCGTTCCGTTTGTATACTATCCTCAGTTTCCTTGTCTGCAGTTCCTTGGTTAAACACTTTATGTACCAAGTCACCAAGAGTGACGTATATCGAATCCGTATCACTTGCAATAACGTAATTCTTTTCTTGTTCATTTTGTAGAATTTTGTTGACATATTCATTTACTTTCTTTTCAATCCATCTGATAGATAACTGTCCAGATAGAGTGATAGACTCCGCCTGTCTGATATCGAAATACCTAAAGTACTGATTCCCCAACGCACCATAAGCCGAGTTGAGAAGAATCTTTGCGGCCATCTGTTTATTATTGAGTGCGGCAATCCTTTTGTCTAGTTCTTTGGGGTCGCCGTCACCATCAATTTTCTTTTGTTTTGTCTTCAACATTTCCTTCTTATACAAAACCCTGTCATCATACATCTTCTGCATAAGTTTTGGAAGGAAACCTTTTTTGTCATTATTATATAGAACACCATTAGGGGTAAGTGACAAGTTACTCTTAGAAATAATTTCCGTATTTGTTTTCATTTCTAATAAATCGTCAACGGATGTATCTACTCTGTCTGTTTCAACCAAGGTTTCTGGTGAAATGTTGTATTGCATGATAAGGTGTGGGTATAGACTGTTCAAGTCAAACGAAAGAATCCAGTCATGCATTCCGACAGTCGGTTCCTTTACATACGCACCGGCGTATGCAGCAGTTTTACTGTTATTTCTTTTTGGTGGAATGACAATATTATCTTTTTTAAGATGATTGAATGCAATCGAGTCCCAAGTTTTGATAGGAGAAAAAACCTCATCATAGTTCACTCTCGCCTCATATGCAATTGTAATCAACAGTTCTAAGAGTTTAAGTTTATCGTCAAGTCTATCAACAAGTTCAACATCTTTGATATTATAGTCAATATACTTTTGATAGTCTTCTTTGTAGAACAGATGCATGTGCGAGAACTCTGAGTGGTCTAACTTTCTTTCACCCAACTCGACAAAGGCAATATGGTCAAGACGATAACTTTCTCTCGTAACATAGGTAAACTTTCGATACAAGTCAAGATAATCAACAATGTTAATACCAAGTACATTGACTTGTTCTTGTAGTTGGCCACGAATGTTTTTTTGCATTCTATCTACAATACCCCAAGGAGAAAGTCTTTTGGTGTTATCTTCTCCAAGGATTTTTGTGATACGGTTTACGAGATAACTCATATCAAACTGATTAACATTCCAACCAGTCACAATATCAATATCTGCAGCCTCCCACAAATTTAAGAAAGACTTGAGAAGTTCAATCTCACTGGTACATTTGTAATACTTAATATTGAGGTGAGACAAAGACTCATTAGTATTCTCCCAGTCTCCCAAACCAAGAACAGTATACATACCATCATACTTAAGAGTAATGGCGTTTACTCGTTCTATTGCTTCTAGGGGATTGGGGAAACCGTTTTCACACTCGACCTCAATGTCAAGTGTTGCAATTCTAATCTTGTCCAGATCAAATTCTAAATCTGAATAGTTGTCTGCAATGTACGGATAAATAAACTGCGTCATTCCGTAGAATGACAGAATACCATCATTTTCTTTTATCTTTGCTCTTGCCGTACGGATATCTGGAAATTTAACTTTTCTCAAATATTTACCATCAAGAGAACGATGTGATGTTTTTTCTTTTACTTCATAAAAAAGAGATGGTGAGTAAGAAGTTCGATACCTCTTACGCTCACCATCAACAGTTTCTTTGACAAGAATTTTATTTCCAAGATTCTGGATATTAGTATAAAATCGCATGATTCCTCATTATGTAAATTACTAGGTGCATTATATCACACAACGCACAATAAGTCAATCACTAAACTTTAACAAATCCGTGATTTCCACCCTTTGGTGTTTTGAGTGTTGGTGTGCTTGGTGGGAGAACTAGCCCACTACCAAATATTTTATTGTATTCATTAGTCAACTCATTTACAGGGTCAACAATAAATCCAACATATGATTTGGCAACCGTAATTCCGTCTGAAGATTTTGTATATGGCATAAAGGGTGCCAGGCCTACTCTTGCAGTAGCGGTTGTTGTATCGGCGTAAGAAGTGGCGATCTGACATACATCTTTTATGTAGATAGTACCATCTTCTTTTTCCGATACATCGCCCATAATCTCTTCACCAGAAATTAGTCGCAGAACTTTAACTGCCATCTGTTGTTTCTGCAGGCTCTGGGGTTTCCGCTGTCTGTGGGACTGGTTGCTGTTGAATATTTGCAAAATACTGAATTACAGTTTTTAGTTTGTCTTCTGCCATTGCAAGGTGACAAACCTGTTCATCCATTTCTGCCACAATATCACTATGTTCACCAACACCTACAGAATTTTCAAAATATGTTTGAAGATTTGCAATTGCCATATCTCTTTCATATTCATACTTTCTAATAAGTGCTCTCAATTTCATACTATTGGAATAATCGAACTTCATCTGCTTTCGCTCCTCTTTTGATCCATTTCTTTTCATTTTTAATGTGTGTTCTTAAACGTTTTTGTAACTCTCTACTTTCAGGCGAGTCACCCAACCATTTAATAACTCTTCTTTCGAACCATGCCCACTCCATGTTCAATACTTTCTGTACAACATTTGGATGGGCAATTACGATTTTTTTGTTATTCAATAAGTCTTGAATTAAAAGGTCATTTGGCAATCCTGGCGAGAATTCAATATCTCCCAACCCTCCAGAATTTTTAGAAACCTTATAAACCTTATCCTCACTCATTTCAATTTCGGTTTCTTGTTCTGATAATTTCATTAACTATCGCCCTTAACAATCCATTCTTTTTCGTCTTGAATTTCTGCACGGCGTGTTTTACACAACTTCATCAATTCATTAAGGTGTTTTCTTGCACGAATTCCTGCAGACTTATTACCTTTTTGAAATTTTTCATTTTCTAATTTATACTGTTCTAACTCAATTGTTAGTTGGTCATGTGTTTCCATTTTTTAATCCTCATCAAATGATGGGGGGAATGGTTCCCCCCAATTTTTTACTCTGCCAAGAATTTTTTCTTTTTATTCGGCAGTGTTTTAGAACCACCGATATCAATTCGGCGAGGTTTCTTTTCTTCTGGGATTACATGTTCTAATTCAATAACAAGCAATCCATTCACTAATTCAGCACCCACTACAACAATATCGGCATTTAATGTAAAGGTTCTTTCAAAGTCCTTTCCAGAAATACCTCTATGTAGGAATGCAGAATCATTTTGTTTTTCTTGGACAGAACCTTTTACTCGTAGAATACTTTCTTTTATTTCTACTTCAAGTTCGTCTTCCGAAAATCCAGAAACTGCGATTTCGATACGATAGTTCGAATCTGTTTCTTTGATTACATTGTAGGGGGGATAGTTTTGCGTTGTTGATTGAGTCATTGCCTCAAGTTCATTAAACAATCTATCAAACCCGACACTGTAACGCATAAATGGGTCTAAACTTCTTAATCTTGTACTAACCATGTTTTCCTCCTATATTTAGCAAGGTTTATGTACTGTCCCTTTCGGTAACATGTGGATTTTACTGCGATTGCACGATGGAACCCACGATCCATATACTATATATAATCAATATATAATATTATTCAAGTCTGGTTGAAAAAAATTTGGGCCTTTTAGAACTTTTCCATCATCTCTATAGATGGGTTTACCATCAAGTCCTAGTTTAGACATATTGGAACGATGAACTTCATCGAAACATTTATCTAAGTCTATACCATAGGCATGTCCAGCGCCATAAACAACATACAACAGATCAGTTAATGCATCTGCTACTTCTACTAAATCGTTGTCTAGGATTGACGCCACTCTAAGTTCTTGTAACTCTTCTTCAATCAACTCATTTCTTAAACTAACAATTTCTTTACTTGGAAATTTTGCCTTTTGTACAACTTCTTGTCCAAAGGTTTCCATAAACTGTTTTACTTTTTCAAAATTAGTCATTAAGTAGTTCACCTTTCAAATTATTTTTTTCTACCAATATTATACTTTGGTACTAACTCCCAATTATCTTTCTCTTTATGAGAAATTATTTTAATTTGAGAAATAGGGGCACTTTCAAATTCGTCTGTCTTAACAACATTAATTAATCCCCACTCTTTCAATAGATTTACAACTGTATTCCTTCTTGCCCTGTCATTGTCAGAAAAGTCTGATGATTTTCCATCAAGTTTAAACAACTCTTTGAAATGAACGATGTAATATTTTCCTTGTTTATGAAGAATATGGCAAGATTGATAAAGTTTTCTGTCTTTTTTTGATGCGACACCAATTCTAGTTAATGTCTCTCTAATTTTCAAGAAGTCTTCTTGATCACCAAGTGCAACTTCCACTAAAGTTTCTAGTACTGACATAATTATCCGCCTTTATTCATTTGACTCTTTATTTCCTCTATTTGTTTTTTTGTTAGGATATTAAGAGCCTGTTCTGTTTTTTTATTATTATATCCATAATATTCTTTTACATAATCAAAGTCATTATGAATAGTTTTTTTATGCCAAGGTGAAAACCTTTTCCTTGGACGTATACTATTTAGTAAATAATCGAATTGTAACTTATTATCAAGATTATGATATTTGTTCATTTCGTTGGCGTATAATATAGTATCTTGGAAATTAGAGTAGTTCTTGTTTACAAGGTAAGGTTGATAGTTTTTCTCCCATTGTTCATCATCACTATCCATCAACCTCTTTTTTGTATGAGAGATTGATGGAATGTAATCTTTAAATAAATCGTAACTCATTTCCAGTCACACTCTACCATTAGTTCAGTAAGACATGCAACTAAATTGATTTCCTGATCAGCTACAAAGGCAGACTTATACGAATAATCTGCAATTGTTACGACTGCCTGGGGTATGGAAGATGGTTCCATATGGTCATACAGTCCATCATAGATACTTCTAAACAAAGTATTAGGGTCATTGTCTAAATTTTGATTTACCCATCCACGCATTTCGGTAAACTTTTTATCTTTTAAGGCAGATACTAACTTACCAAGATTTATTTCTCCAACATCAGTGAGAAGGCCTTCGTCAATCTCACCACCTATAGAATATCTTTGCAACTCATTTAAAACTCTTCTCCAATCTGGAAAGTGTTTCATTACAAGTTGTTGAATGACTTTTTCTTTATACTTGATATTCTCACTATCAAGAATCTTAAGAACCCTAGTGTAAAAACCAGATGCAAGTTTTGGTTTGTCTTTTTTTGCAATCTTAAATTCTACTAGAGAGCACCGACTATGAAGTGGTTCGATGATACGATTTTTAAAATTACAAGTGAGAATAAATCTGCAATTGCCTGAGAATTCTTCGATAAACCCACGCAAAGCAGGCTGAGTCGATTGCGGATTGAGATAATCTGCCTCATCTAAAATAATAACCTTTCCAAATTCTGCATTATCACTCGCACTAAAACTTACAGTTGATGCATAGTTTCTAATCTTGGTTCTAAGAGTGTCGATGTTTCCATCTTCTGAACCGTTCACTAATATATAGTCAACATTCAGTTCTTCGCATAATGCTCTAGCGACAGTTGTTTTACCAATACCAGGCCCTCCTGCAAGGAGTAGGTTAGGAAGACTACCGTTTTCTACGAACTCTTTGAAGGTCGCCTTTAGGTCGTCCGGCAATATGCATTCGTCAATGGTTTTAGGACGATATGACTCTACCCATAGATAATTTTCTGAACCCATCCTCACTCTCCATAAACAGAATCTTGTTCAAGTGTAATCCAATACTGAATAGGAAGTTTCTGATGGCGGAAAGTTGAGATTTTGTTCTTCGAAATACTTACAGAATAATCACCTTCGATAAGTTTCAAGTTCTCAGACTTGAAGAACATTCTAAAGTTTTTATCACTCTCGCCAACTGGTTCTTTTGCAACATTAGAGGTATCATCTTTCTTATCCAATGCACACAAAAATACTTTTTCATCATCACCAGTTTCCAAAGAAAAATCTGGAAGTCCACTTATCGATGCCACTTTATTGATTGTCGAAAGTGTTGTATTAGGAATATTAACATCAATATCCCAAGTTGGAGATGGTTTAGAACCTGATGGATTGTTTTCCGAACCATCTAGTTCAAATGTATTTTCTGTATATACAACAATAGATGGTTCTGCAGCATAGAACTTATAACTCTTTTCCCCATTGGTCATCATCACATACTTTTCGTGAAATTCAAGTTCTGGGTATACTGACAATAGGTTTAAAAACTTTGTCAAATCATAGATACAAAAATCTACTGGAAAGTCTTCTGTTACATCTGCGGCTGCAAGGATATTTCGCATCACGGAAATAGTCGAAAGTCGATTACCTTTTTTAAGATAAATCGACTGATTAATAGTAGAATAATTTTTTAGAATATTCTGGGTTGTTTCACTCAATCTCATTTATATTTTCTCCATAAGTTAAATCATGATTATGTAATGCCAGTAAACCATAGTGGATCACCTTCAATAGATCTTTTCTATGATCTTCTGGTGATCCCTTTTTACCATATCTTTGTGTATATTTCAATACATTTCCTAAACAAAATCCTTCGCCTAAACCATTATCCATAATGAATTCGGTCGATTGGAATCTGCCTTGCGAATAGTGTTGGTTGTATGTATTATCGATGTATGCCCGAATCTCTTCGAGCAATACATCTTCGTTGAACTTATAATCTATCAAAATGGTTCCTCATTGAATAGTTCTTCATCATTCGTTCCCATGTTTGTGACATCTTCACCACCGTTAATCTTGGTGAACAGGTCAACAAAGGATGACTTTGTATCTTCATCAAAACGATTTGTACAAAGTTCTACTGCCTTGAACACATCACCAAATATTGAATATGTCTCGACAATGTGGACTAGACGGCGAGTAGAAATGATTTCATCGATACCACCTTCTTCAAAGGTTCGGCGAATTGCGGAAGCCCAAGTGGTAAGGTCTTCGATGATTTTTGTTTCTTCAGAACCAACCTTACCAAAGGAAGTAAGATGGTTTGTAAGAATTTTCTTCTCTACCGATTGAGAAGGATACTCCTGTTCAAAGGTAACTTTGAATCGTTCCAAGAACGCCTCGTTCAGAACATTAGTACCGATGAACCGTCCATCATCAGAACCTTTACCTTTTGTGTTTGCAGTTGCAATAACTGTAAACCCAGGCGCAGGACGAACCATGCGGTTATCTTTCTTTAGATAAACACCCTTACCATCAATGATAGACTGGAGACACATAATCTTATTTGATGCAAGGTCAATTTCATCAAGAATAAGAACTGCACCTCGTTCCATTGCATCGACAACAGGGCCTTGTGAGAAGACTACATTACCATCAACAAGGGTTTTATCCCCCAACAAATCTGACTCATCAGTTTCGATAGTAATTGGAACTGTAATACACTCACGTTTCAGTTGAGCACAAAGTTGTTGCGAACCGTAGGTTTTACCGTTTCCAGAAAGTCCAGTAATGAAAACAGGATAAAAGATTTTTGATGAAAGAATCTTTTTCATGTCATTGTAGAATCCGAACTTAACAAAGTTTGGATCTTTTTCTGGAATCAATGATTCTGTATGACGTTCTGGCATTGACACCGCCGACTTTTTTGTTTTTGTAATAGGAACAACATTACCTGTAAGCATATTAAACACATTACTTACATTGTAGGAACCATGTCCTTGGCGGTTTTGTGTTTTACACAACCATTGGGGAGTTGCCTCACCAAACTCTTCTGCCTCGGCAAGAATGTCTTTTTTACGGACAACACTACCATACTTGGTTTGGAGTTTTGAAAGGAACTCTACCTTTTTGTCTTTATTCCACATTATATATTCTCCACAGGGAAGGTTTCACAAATCATCATTACAAGTACATAATACCAAAAACTACTAGGGTTGTCAATAGTTTTTGGCAATTATTTCACCAGATCGACAAATTTATTTAGAAGTTGGCGACTGGTTTTTTTCTTGGATTGGAATTTTGCAAACTGTTTTGCAATTTTTGCATTAGTCATATCATCACTAACTTCCAATTCATCTTCACTACCTTGGTTACGCATATCAAGAATGTAATATTCATCATATCCACACTTAGTAGCTGTCAAGAAACCATTTTTACGAGACTCTTTTAGGTATTTTCCAGTATCACACCACACATTTCCTTTACCCATGTAATTATAGATAGCGGATTTTAAGTCCCGAAGGTTATTCACAACATAAAACCCAATAGAAGAGGCATTATGTTTATTTTTCATATAATCCAAATATGCATCAGTTTGACTATGTTTTTTTGTGTCATACGAAAAGAATGTTCCTGTATTCTTGTCCTTTACAAAAACTGTACTGGAATTGAGAGTCCGGCGCCAAGAAAATCCTTTATGAGAAATCCACTTTTGTCCATCGGGGGTTTCATCAACATATTGGAAATGATCTCCTGCCTCACCATCTGTCAGAACTACAAAACTCATTTTCTGAACTGAGTTTTCTTTACGAAACTTACCTACTACTTTATCAAGAATAATCAAAGAATCGTTAAGAGGAGTTCCACCCATGCGGTATTGATCCAGTTCATAAGTTATACCATAAATATGATATACATTTGCATATGCAAGATTGATATATTGCCGACATGCTTCATAGAATTCAGACTTTTTCATTTTATGAGACAACATGCAATGAAGTTTTACATTTGGACTAAAAACATGTTCACCTACTTCTAGCGATTCCAAAATTTCATATTTGTCAACTTTAGAACGATTTTGATCACTGAAGTTGTAAACCTCAAAAGGAATTCCAACACGGCGGCAAAAAGTTGCAAGAATAATTGTTTGTTCTACCGTCTTAACCAACTGACGATGCATAGAACCTGACCAGTCAACAAGCATAACCATACCATGGTTTTTGCCTTCTGGAATGACATTTTTCTTTTTAAAGATATCTTCATTCAACTGGAAACTCCAAAGTTTGTTGGAGTTGATATTACCAGACTTCGCAATATAACTTTTCGCATACTCATCTGCAGACTTCTTCATTTCAAATTCTTTTACAAGATAAGAAATTGTTTTGTTATGTTTTGCAAGAAGATTAGTATATGAGTTTGTCCAGTAGTTCTTCATTTTTTCAGTTGTAATCAAGCTCATATCCAACTTCTTCGCAAGATCATCACGCACTTCTGTCCACTGAATAATATAATCATTTGCATTGAATTTTGGGATATCAAGATATGTGATAGACGCTTCATGATCTATCAATTCTTTAAGTGCATCTGCAAGGTCGGTTGCTGTCTGAGACACAAACTCATTATCATTAATTCCAGAACCACCTTCTTTCCCACCAGTAGATGTTGTAGATGTTTCTTCACTATCTGATGGTTCTATTTTATCACCACCGTTTGCAGAAACTTTTTCTTCTGAAGAAGATTTGGAATCATCATCATTTCCGTTTTCTGAATTTTTTTCCTGATCAGCATCACCATCACCATCAGTCTCTTCAATCTCTTCAGAACTGTCAGAAGAAATATCAATACTTTGTGCATCTGGATTTTCTTCTTCATCGGATGGTGAAACAGAATTTTGCATTTGATTTTCTTTTTCTTCTTCTACTTTCTCAGAAATGAAGTTAAAGATTTTTTCTGCAACATCCGCAACTTCTGCAAATGTTTCAGTTTCTGCAACCATTTTTACATATGGAAGTTCTTCTGTAGTAAAGTAACCCTTTAGATCATACTGGTTCGAAGGGTACTTAAAGAACACATTGATTTTATCGATAAATGACATATTACCGAAATCGGATTGTTGAATTCCGAAAAAGTCTTTGTCATGAAGTTCATCATAACCTTTGAAGAAAGATGAACGCAAGCCAGGAAACTTTCGTTTCATCAATTTTTCAATTCGAGCATCTTCTACAACATTAACAAACGCTTTGTTAGAACGTTTGATTGCATTTTCTAAAACACCTTCTTCTGAAGGAGTATATAAAGCATGTCCCACCTCATGTCCTACCAACAGGTCATAAAGTGTACCAGACATATCTTTCCAAAGAGGGAGGGCAAGAACACGATTTTTTACATCAAAGTAAGCAGTCTCAATATTCTTGTGTTGAACCGAAATGTCTTCTTCTGCCATTAGTTTAGCAAGAAGACTTTTCGAATTCTTTGTGAACATCACAACATCATTCATATCAAAAATCCCATATAGAGAACCAAATCACTATATGATGATCTCATATTACAGGGGGTTTGTCAAGCACTTTTTAAAAAAAACTATCTAAACTTATCACTCTTTTATGTCGAAACATGTCGAAATCGTCCTTATCCTTTTGAAAACACCAGACATTTTCCATATAAATTTTATTCATAAAGGTATTCATTTTTTCTTTATCGAAGTTACCATCTTCATCAGAAAACACCGCCTTTCCTTGTGGCCTTTGCATAATTCGCATACCAACCTGTCCAGTAAACGAATCACTCAACATATCCACAAGTTCATCACCAGAACGATACCTTTTACCCTTAATCTTGGGATCCATGATGTTTATCAACATATGTCCACCACTTCTAAGAGAATCGAAGGTGTTTTGAGATACTGGTAAATAAAAATCATCTCTCCATGCTTCATATTCATTAAATTTTGCCCAAGATTGATCTTCGGAATGTTCTCCACCTTCATTATATCTTTCTGTTGAAAAATATGGAGGCGAAGTAAATGCACAATCAATGTCACCAATATCATGCCAAGGCAGATTCTCTGCACCACAACGATAAAATACACAAGTTTTCTTATCACCATAAAGTGCGAAATAATCTTCTTTATCTACGATTTTATAAGTGTTACCTATTAACTTAGAGTATTCTTGTGCCTGAATTTTATAATTCTTGAATGTGTTTGGATTTGGATCACAACCAATATAAAGTGTTGCATTAGAACAAAAGAATCCTGCAAGTCTATCTCCCCAACCCATCGAAGTATCCAAAACTCTCTTTGCGGAAGTCATTTCATATATGCACTTTGCAACTAACGGTTTAAACTGCGTAGCAATGTATGTACCGAGTCTAAACGCCATCATGTACTGTTTGTTAGTTAGTTCCCAACTATCGTTCACACCTCGCCATATGGGGCCTAGCACACCCCAAATGTTATCACCCTCGTTCCACCTATCTACTGGTGATTTATACCCATAGGAACCACAGGACATTCTTTCTTTGTTTTGGAAATAATCACTCACTTCATTGAAAACGGATGGGGCATCAATCAATCCAATACCATATTCTTTAAAAGAATATTTGTAATCATCATATTTTTCAATAACCTCTTTTTGTAAGTTTTCTACTGGAGAAATATAGTCCGAATAATCTGCAGACTTTAATTTTCTAAATTTAGAAACAAGTTCATCATATGAAAACTCTTTATATGGAAATAGAGGTTTTTCGGTTGTTATGTACTCTGCAACCGTTGATCTAAAAACATCACGACCATATTTTTCTGTCGCAATAGTAAACAGTGTACTATCCATAACAGGCAATCTATTTTCATTCGTAATGGTTTTTAAAAAATTATAAAGTTCTTTATTACTATCTGTCTTCATCAAAAATGTCCAATCACTGTGTTGCGTTCGTCTGCAATTCTCTCAAGAGATAAAAGATATGTCTCTCGTAAAAGTTCCGAACCATAATATTGTCTATCACTTCTAATACATGCAACTGCAGTTGTGCCACTACCCATAAAAGGATCATAAACTATATCATTCTCTTTAGTATAATTCAAAATGCATCTTTTTGCAATAGATATTGGCATTCCATATGAATATTTTTTATATTTTTCACCATATCCATCGAACCATACATCTGGTTTAAATTCTTTTGACATGTATTGTTTCACTTTACCTTTACCAAAAGTCATTACATTACCGTATGTCAATCTATATAAATCAACTTTATCACTCTTAACCCATATCTTATGAGTCAGTAATTTATAACCCAAACAACTCATTGAGTGTTTCAGAATACTAGATTTGGGTACAATAGTTCCATTGTATTTTCTGTCGGTAAAGGCAACAGTAAATGCATTACTTTTTGGTTTTGCAGCACTAAAAACTTCAATTAAAAAATCTTGATAAAGGTCTGGTTTAGATGGATCTATACCTATTTCTTCAAAATCTGGTGGACTTGTAAAAAGATAATCATATTCCAACTCACCAATCCATTCTTTGTAATCACCTAATAATAATTTACTTGTCATTATGTATTTTGTCCAATCCTACTAAATCCTTTTACCTTTTCAAATCTAACAACACTGTGGAACTTGTCATATAATATATCACCCTTATGACTGATAACAAAAACATTGTTACCACCTAAAGTATTTAGCAGTTTTAAAAATTCATCTGTACCAGTTGCATCCAAAGAACTATCAAACACTTCATCAAGAATAAGAAGATTGGTGTTGACACTATTCTTCATACGAGCGATTTCTCTCCAAGTAAACAGAAGTGCAAGGTCAATACGCATTTTTTCGCCTTCAGAGAAAGAAGGATATGTAAAGTTTTCCCTTGCTCTAGACTTAATATTTTCAGAGAATTTTTCATCTAAGGTAAAATTAATATAAAAATCCATTTCTTGTAAATACTTGTTTATCAACTTATTCATAATTGGCAAATAGTATTTTACAATAGAAGTCTTTACTCCAGTATCCTTTAGAAACTGAGAGGCAACATTATAATAATTTCTAGTATCTACTAATTCTCTTCTCTTGGAATCTAAATCCTTTGCTAGTTTTCTAAGTTCTTTCAACTCATCCTCTAAAGAAATCATATTGTCATTATTGTTTTCTGCATCTTCGATTTCTTTTTCAATTTCATCGATACTATCTTGGATAAACGAAAAGGTATTCATGTTAGAGTTCTTCTTATTGTTTAACTCTAGTATTTCCTTTTTAATAGTCTCAATTTCTTGTATTCTTTCTTGTGTCGTATCTAACTCTTTTTGAAGATCCAATAAGGCACTCTCTATTTCTTCTTTCTTAGTATTTTTAGAAGAGATTATTTCGTGTTTATGTTCATCTTCAATATCTTGTTGACATGAAGGACAAACATCTTTACTCTCAAACCAATTAATATCACCTTCTATTTTAGAAATATTATTGTGCAGTTGAGTGTCTAACTTTTCTAATTTTTTATTCTTTGTTAATGCCTTTACTTCATCACCAATCGAAAGTGCAAGTGTGTTTAATTGACTATCATACTCTTCGTTTTCAGATAGTATTTTTTTCTGTTGAAGTCTCTTGTCTTTAATTTTCGTTTTGTTCTGTTTGATAGATGCAGACTTATCTTCATTCAACTGTTGAATGTTTCTTTCTTGCAAATCAATTTTATAATCTTGTAATTCTCTCTCCTTTTCATTCTCAAACAATTCATCTTTCAGTGATGTAGATTTTGTTTTAAGAATTTCATTCATGGCAGAAAATATTTTGATGTCGAGAATATCTTCGATAATATCTCTTCGATCATTTGCATTCAATTGCATGAAAGGAACAAAGGTTGCACTGCCCAAAATAACTGTTTGGGTAAAAGATTTAAAATTTAGTTTAAGAATATTTTCTTCTAGATAAATTTGACTATCTCTAATTTTAGAGTCTTGGTCTAACATCTTACCATCGATATAAACTTCAAACTTGTTTGGTTTGATCGCTCGTCTTACCAAATACTCTCGTTTACCTATCGAAAACTCAATTTCGATCACACAATCTTTTTCATTTACAGTATTGACAAGTTGTGGTTTGTTAATTTTACGGAAAGGTTTGCCAAAGAGTCCAAATGTAAGAGCATCCAGTATAGTAGATTTGCCTGCACCGTTCTCTCCAACAATTAAAGTTGATGAAGTCCTGTTTAGTTGTATCTCTGTAAAATTGTCTCCTGTCGATAAAAAGTTTTTCCATCTAATCTTTTTAAATTCAATCATCTACACACCTCTCAATGCAGAAACATACAAGTCTTGCATGATACCCTTTAACTTGTTTTTATCTACATCGATTTCGTAATTATCAATATAATTTGTCAATAGTGACATTGTATCTTCGGTTGCATCAATATCAGATGCCTCTTCAAAATCCCATTCAGTCGAATCATCAACAATCGACAAATCAGCAACTTCATTTCTGTAAAGTTCATCCACAAAAACATCAAACTTATAGGAGTCTGTTCTATTTTTTACAATTAACTTAACATATTTGTCTTTGTATTTACTTGCAGAAAGTTTCTTATCTTCGTCATAATAAACTTTATGAAACATTTTATATGGGTTTATAATGTGTTCTAGTTCTAATGTTTCAGTGTCAAAAATATGAAAACCTCTTTTATCATTACAATCAACCCATGTAATTTCATATGGATTCCCTAAGTAATGAATGTTTCCGTTGTGAGATTTGTGATGGAAGTGGCCAGACATCACAATATCGAAATTCTTGAATAATTTTTTATCCATGCCATCATGACACATCAATCCTGCGCCCATTTCAAATCCTGCGATTTCAAGATGTCCCATCGCAATTTTTGCTTTGGTTTTCTTTAAATGAGATATTGTGTTATCATAATTTTCTGAATTAATCCAAGGAATAAAACATACATCGGTTCCGTCAAAATTTAGAGTTGTAGTTTCAGTGTAAATTTTTAATTGATCACCAAATAACTGTTCCATTGAGTTAATGCGATTTGTATTCTTATAATACACATCATGATTACCAATGATGAAATATGTGTCGTACTTCTTAAGACGCTCAATAAATCTACTTTTAAACCCATCTAAGATATTATAGTTAATAAACTTTCGTCTATCGGTTACATCACCCAAATGAATAACCGTGTCAATTTCATTTTCATCAAGATAAGGGAAAAATACATTATCATAGAATTCCAAAAAATAATTATGAAATAGAATAGAGTCGCCTCGGGCACCAAAATGGGTGTCCGTAATCAATGCAATTTTCATTATAAATTATACTTCCTTATTCTGCATTCTTTTCTCTTTTGCCTTCTCTTTCTTTTTTCTTTGAGTTTCTTCAAATTCGGCAAGAAATTCATCCATGTTACTGTGTATAAAATCTAAGACACCTCTTTTTACCTGACTATTATCTGGGCCAGCCATTACTTCATCAAGAAGTTCTTGATTTTCTAGAGACTTATACTTAACATAAGATTGTTTCTTTTCCTTTTGAATTCTTCGAATAAACGCATAGTAAATGATCTGAGTAAAATACGCAAAAGGGTTCGATGATTTTTCTGGGTCAAAATTGTCAATGTACAACAAACAATTTTCTATCCCATCAGATATCATTTCATCTTTATATGTGTAGTTAATAAAGTTTGGTTTATAGGAAAGATGTTGGGCAATTTTCATAATGCACTCACCTATGTAGTTAGGCACTCTAGGGCGTTCTGTCCCATCTTCCTTTGACTGGTTGACTGCATCCTTATACTTCCTCATTTCTTGGAGTAGGAGTTTGTTGTCAACATAATGATTTCTCTTGGTTTTGTCTTTAGTTCTTGGCATAATATTTTTTCCTAATAAAGTTATGTTCATATTAACACAAAATAATTGGAGTGTCAATTAATTTTTTTTTTATTTTTTCTCTTGACAAGTTCTTGACAACCGTGTATTATCCACTATGTGGATGGTTAAGGATATTAATGTATTGTCTTATTAGAATGCTTCACTAACATCTCTAAGAAGTCATCTTGAGAGTATTCTTCCGTTTCATCCAAACTTACACTGTTCTCTACAGGAGAGGTATCGACTTCTTTCTCCATCTGAGTTTGAAATTTTTTATTGTTTAGAATCATTTGATAATGGTCAACTAAATCTTTACTTGGTTCATTAACGGTAATTATATCATTAAGTGCGACTTTTGTAAAGTTGTCTGTTGAAAAATTTAACCAATCAATGAGCGTAGTGCTAAACTCACCGTTCTGAGGGTTCATGAACGATTTAATTTCATATGGATTATGAAAAATTATATAACCCTTCCCTTCTATTTCTTCGGGAGTGATTTGAGTGATTATATTTTCTTTTGTTATGAGTTTAATTAATTTATACTCAACATTCATTTCGGAAATAATCCTTTTCTAAACTACTCAGAAATCTTAACTTCATGAATTTTGAAGTCAAATTTCTCTTCGTTGTAAATATTTAGTCTTTCATAAAAGTGCCTCAGTGCAAAATTCATATGTGATTTGTACTTCATATCATCAGCGATATCATACAACACGGCACTTTCTTTGTTGTTTCCCTTCCTCAGTCCTCTTCCTATTGATTGAAGATTTCGTACTCGACTCTTTGAAGGAGATGTAAAAATTACATTATGTAAATTACGAATATTGACACCAGTAGAAAATGTGCCGTAAGAAGCAACGATAATTGCGTTTTTCTCTTTTTCCGTAATTCTTCGTATTTCTTCTCTAATTTCTGCGTCAACTCCTCCATGCACAAAAAAGACTCTTCTGTTTTCATCTGCACCATCCTTTAACAAATTATGTAGTGGGATTCCATGTTTTTCCACAAAATTAAATAAGACAAGTGTGTTGCCCTTTAAATCAAGAACCAGATTCTTGATGAATTCATTTCTGCGATTATTTGTGACAATCCACTCTACTTCATCTGCGTATTTGGTTCCTTTCATTTCCTTGCATATCTTCTCTGGATATTTTAATACTATACACTTGATACTGAAGTCTGCAAGGGTTTTGCTATCGATTAGTTTTCTTGTAGTGGTAACTTGTTTTACATCACCAAACAATCCAGTCAGAACTAATTTATGAGTTTTACTTCCATCCAAAGTTCCAGTAGTTCCAAATCTATATTTACAACTAGTAAGTCTGTCCATAATCTTATTTAATGAGTTCGCTTTGAATAAGTGACACTCATCACCTATTACAACATTAAACTGATCCCAATAATCTCTAGGCATTTTATAAATGGACTGCCATGTAGATATTACAACTTTTTTGTCGGTTTCTTTACTTTGTCCTTGGAATATTTTATGGCAATATTTTTCTACATTCCAACCATAATCTGCAAAGTCAGAATACATCTGGGAAACCAGAGATGTTGTTGGTACAATTATCAATATCTTCTTTCCCTTTACATTAGGATGCATATTATAAAATCTTACCAATGTGTATATAATTAAAGATTTACCTGATGCAGTAGGAGAAAGTAGTAGCGCTCGGTTGTAGTTGATTGCATGTTTGATAGCATCAAGTTGATAATCTCTATAATCAATCTTCTTCCCCTGACTATGTGGATCGATGTATTTACACAACTCTTGTAAATTATTATCTGTAAAATTTGTGTCTGTTAAATCATCTTAAAAGGAGAGTTCATAACAATT